CCCCGAGATCAACGCGAAGATCGCCCTCTGGCGGCAGCGCGCTCGGGAGAACACCCTCACTGAGGCCGAGATGGTCGAGGCCATCCAGATCCTCCGCAACGGGCGGGTCAGCGCTTCGATCGCAAGCGAAAAGTCCAAGGCGGCGAAAGCCCCTCGGGTGATCCCAACCGCCGCGGACATGCTGAGCGAGCTCGACTCGCTGGGAGATTGAGATGATCCTGCAAGACGAAACTGCGGGCGTGGTGGCAGGGCTGGGCGCCATCATCCGCGCCGAACTTGCGGCGTTCTCCAGTGAGTACTGGTCCCCGCATATGGCATCAGAGCAGTCCGAAGCTGAACTCAAGTTCCGGAGAAAGCGCATCACCGCTCTCCGCGTGATGAGGTCGGAATTCGAAAACCTGATGTACGGCATGGAGCACGACACGCTATGACCTACCACCGTCCGCCCTTCCCGGAGGCCATCGATTCCTCCCTCATCGCCGCCTTTCACTCGTGCCCGCGCAAGTGCCAGCTCGAGTACTTCGAGCACTGGAAGCCCAAGCAACAGTCCGTCCACCTCGTCGCCGGCGCGGCCTACGCCAAGGGGCTCGAGGTCGCCAGGACGGAGTACTACCTGAACGGTCGGCCTTCCATCGAGGCCATCGCATCCGGCCTGCTCGCCCTGATCAAGTCCTATGGCGACTTCGAGTGCCCGCCTGATTCCGCGAAATCCCTCGAACGGACCGCCGGCGCCTTCGAGTACTACTTCACGCAGTACCCGCTCGAGACGGACAAGGCAGTCCCCGTGACCCTCCCCGGCGGCAACAAGGGGATCGAGTTCTCCTTCGCCGAGCCGATCGCCGCGATCCACCCCGAGACGGGCAACCCTCTCCTCTACGTCGGCCGGATGGACATGATCTGCGAGTTCGCCGGCGGTTGGTTCGGGGAGGACGACAAGACGACGAGCCAGCTCGGCGCCTCCTGGCCCAAACAGTGGGACCTCCGGTCTCAATTCACGGGGTACTGCTGGGGAGCTGCTGCGAACAACCTCCCCCTCAACGGCTTCCTCGTCCGGGGGGTCTCCATCCTCAAGTCGAAGTACGACACCCTCCAAGCGATCACCTACCGCCCGCAGTGGATGATCGACCGCTGGTACGAGCAGCTCCTCTGCGACGTTCACCGGATGCTCCAGATGTGGGAGTCGGGCTACTTCGACTACAACCTCGACCACGCGTGTTCCGAGTTCGGCGGCTGCTCGTTCAAGCAAATCTGCCTGTCCGAGCCGGCAAACCAACCGGCCTGGCTGGCGACGAACTTCGAACGCCGGCGCTGGGACCCGGTCACGCGGGAAGAGACGCTGCTCGTCGGGCCGTGAAAGCCTTGTACTTCCTCGGGACTCGCTGCCTAGGCGAGTCCTCCGTCGGCCCTCGCTGGTGGAATTACGCTTACTTCTGCGAGACCTGCGGGGACATCTGGGCGCGAATCATCGTCTCCGAGCCGAAAGGGTGGAACCTCTCTCGCTCCCCCTGCGAGAACCACACGAGCACCACTTCTGACTGGTGGCGCGACCCTCCCGGCTCTCTCATCCACAACCAGTTCCCTCCGGAGGATCCAACCCACCCACTCGCACTACGCAACCTCCCCCGCGAAGCCCTCTTCCGGGAGTTCATCCTCGCCCTCAACTACTACGAGTCAACCCATGCAATTCGCTGAATTCCAGGCCGAACTGGAAACCATCTTCCCCGAGGCCAAACCTCCCGAGACCGACCCCCAGGGTACCGCCGAAATGCGAGATTCCCTCGCCACGAAGCTCTCGATGTTGGCCCTCCGGGCTTCGCTGAACAACTTCCCGCTCGCGACGATCGCCCGGCGGTCCCTCGACATGGCGCGCGAGGAGGCGGGGTCATGACTGAAACCTTCGCCCTCGCTGGCCCCAAGATCCTCCTCCAGGGCGACTCCGGCGCTGGGAAAACCCGCGCGCTCGGCCCTCTCGTCGATTGGGCAGCTGCTCAAACCCCTCCCCGCGACGTCTTCATCCTCTTTGTCGAGAACGGGCTGGAGACCCTCCTCGGCTACTGGGCCGACCGCGGGCTTCCCATCCCAGTCAACCTCCACTGGCACGTCATCAGCACGCCGGCGCTCGACCTCAAGGCCCTGACCGGTGCGGCGAAGAACGTCGGGACGCTCTCCTATGAGAGCCTGACCAAGCTCATCGACTCCGATCGCGGCGCCAACAACCCGGCCTACAAGATCCTCGAGTGCCTGGCCGACTTCCCGGATGACCGCACGGGCAAGAAGTTCAGCAACATCGGCACCTGGGGGCCGGACAAGATCTTCGGTATCGACTCCCTTTCTGAACTGGCCAACGCCTACTCCAAGATGACCATCGGCAACAAGCCGGTCATGGCCCAGAACGAGTACGGCGTAGCCCAGACGAACCTGATGAACTTCCTGCGCTATCTGACCCAAGGCTCCAGATTCACCCTCGTCATGACGGCGCACCTTCAGCGCCAGACCAACGAGATCACCGGCGCCACCTCCCTCATGACGAAGGCCATCGGCAAGGCAATGTCGGACGACATCCCGCAGCTGTTCTCCGAGGTCATCTTCTGCTACCGGGAGGGCACCGCTTGGTGGTGGGACACCGCCGCGAGCAACGTCACGACGAAGACCCGCTACCTCCCCATCAAGTCCAAGATCGAGCCGGACCTCGGACAGATCATGAACAAGTGGCTCAAGCGCGGAAGCGTCTGAGGCCCTGTCGGTTAGGACTCCGGGCAACCCTACCCGCTCCTTTCGCCCATCACCCTTCCCTCAAGAAACCATGACCAACTTCACCTTTGATCCCGAAGCCTTTCTCGACCTCCCCATCGACACGGAGTTCAAGAAGCGTCCGCCCCTCCCCATCGGCGACTACACCGCGATGATCTCTGAAGTCAAGCCGCGCCAGTGGCAAGGCAAGCAGGACCCGACCAAGTCCGGCTTGGCCTACGACGTCACTCTCGTCGTCGAAGTCCCCGGCGCCATCGTCGAACAGCTGGGGCTGGCCCAGCCGACCTTGATGCTCAAGGACAGCATCATGCTGGACCTGACCCCCGAAGGCGGCATCGACGGCGCCCCTGGCCGCAACCGCTCGCTGCGCAACTACCGCGAGGCCCTCGACATGAACAAGGCGGGGGAGGTCTTCCGCGCCCGCGAGATGATCGGGAAGCCCCTGCGCGTGAAGGTGACCCACGAGCTCTACCAGAACGAGCCGGTCGAGCGCGTCTCGGGCGTCTCGCGTCTGTGAAGAGAGCAAGATGGAACAGACCATCACCATCAACGCGCCGACTCCGCAGTTCGCTGCAATCGCCTCTCAAATCGCCGGCCTGATGCAAGTTGGGCGTGACACGGCGATGGACCAAGAGACGATTCGCCAGGCCCTCAACGCGTTCGCAGCCGCAGTGCACTCGGTGCCCGGGCCGGCAGCCGGCAACCTCGTCTCGCGCCCCTACTGATCCTTCACCACCCCCGTCGGCTGCTGCCCTCGGGGGCTTTTTTCCGAGGACACTCATGAAGACAGCTCCCCTCTCCTCCATCCTCATCAAGCCCAACAGGCAGCGACGAGAGTTCAACCAGACCGCCCTGGCCGAACTCTCCGCCTCCATCCAGCAGACCAAGTTCGGCTTGCTCCACCCGATCGTCTGCCGAGTCGAAGGGACCTCCCTCGTCCTCGTCGCCGGCGAGCGTCGGTTTCGGGCGATCTCCGACATCTCCGATCTCGGCGGCACGTTCAACTTCAACGGGGCTCCCGTTCCCCCTGGCCAGATCCCCTACGTTGACCTCGGCGAGCTCTCCGAACTCGAAGCGGAGGAGGCCGAACTCGAGGAGAACATCCGCCGGGTTGACCTCACCTGGCAAGAGCGCGCGCAGGCCACCGCCAAGCTGATGGAACTCCGCAAGCTCCAGGCAGCCCATTCGGGCCTGCCCCCTCCGACCGTCGCCTCCATCGCCGCTGAAGTTCGGCCGGACTCCAACCCGAGCTACGCTCACACCGCCACTCGTGAGGAACTCATCCTCTCCAACTTCCTCCACGACCCCGAGGTTGCGAAAGCGCCGACGGCGAAGGAAGGGATGAAGATCATCAAGCAGAAGGAAGAGGCTCGCCAGAACACCGCCCTCGCGGTGGCGATCGGCCAGACGTTCACTTCCGCCGCCCATACCCTGGCGCACGAGAGCTGCCTCGCCTGGATGCCCAAGCAGGCCGCCGGGCAATTCGACGTCATCCTGACTGACCCGCCCTACGGAATGGGAGCGGACAGCTTCGGCGACTCCGGCGTCGGCGTTGTTGCCAAAGCGCATTTCTACGACGACTCCTACGAGGCCTGGACGGCGATGATGCCGACCGCCGTGAAGGAGATGACCCGCCTGTGCAAGCCCGAGGCCCACGCCTACGTCTTCTGCGCCTTCGAGAACTTCGAGGACCTGCACGACTACTTCACGATCAACGGCTGGAAGGTGTTCAAGACGCCCCTCATCTGGAACAACCCCGACGGCTACCGAGCGCCGTGGCCGGACAAGGGGCCGCAGAGGAAGTACGAGTGCATCTTGTTCGCGGTTCGCGGCGGCAAGCTGGCCAAGTCCCTCCGAGGCGACGTGCTGACGTTCCGGAAAGACATCTCCCTCGGCCACCCTGCCCAGAAGCCGGTCAACCTCCTGATCGATCTGCTCTCTCGCTCCGCCTCCCCTGGCGACAAGGTCCTCGACCCGTTCGCTGGCTCCGGCTCAACCCTCGAGGCCGGGCACCAGCTCAAGTTGGCAGTCAGCGCCGTCGAGGAAAACGCAAACGCCTACGGCATCATGCTGAAGCGGATGCAGGAAATCACCAAGCAAAAGGAGTTGCCAGTATGACCACCGCCATCATCCTCGACACCGAGACCACCGCCATCGAGAACCCCGAGGTCATCGAACTCGCGTGGGCGGACTACAACAACTCGGCTTTCCGCTCACGCCGTCTCTATCGCCCGGTCGGTGAAATCTCCTACGGCGCCCTGGCAGTCCATCACATCCTCCTCGAGGACATCGGCGCAGACCCAAAGGCAGGTGACTCCCACTCCGTCTACCACGACATCCCCTCAGTCGACTACTGGATCGGCCACAACATCGACTTCGACTGGAAGGCCCTGGGCTCCCCACCGATCAAGCGCATCTGCACTCTCGCCATGTGCAGGAACCTGTGGCCGGAAGTCGATTCCCATTCCCTCTCCGCGATGGCTTACTTCCTCCTCGGCCGCACTCCAGAAACGCGGGAGCGGCTGCGCCATGCCCACTCTGCCCTTGCGGATGTGGAACTCTGCATCGACATCCTCAACATCATCCAGCACGTGGCCAAGACCACTTCCCTCGAGGACCTCTACGCTTTCTCCGAAGATGCCCGCGTCCCGCGCCTGATGACCTTCGGGAAGTTCAAGGGCCAGCCCATCTCGGCGGTTGACAAGGGCTATGCGAACTGGTACCGGCGCCAGTCCGACACCGATCCCTACGTCATCGAGGCGTTTCGCCGCGAGGGTCTCGTGTGACCCCCGGCAGCGGCCTACCAACAGCCCGCATCTTCGTAGTCGGGGATTGTTTCTCCGACTCCGACGATCGCTCCCGCACACCGTTCTCTGGAGAATCCGGCAAGCTCCTCAACCAGCTCCTCTCCCTCTCTGGCATCAACCCGGCGGCTTGCTACTTCACCAACCTCGTCAACTCTCGGCCTCCGTATGCAGACATCAACCGCTGGATCCCAACGCAGAAAAAGGACATCACCCCAGACTTTGTCCGTCTGCGTGATCGCTGGGTCCACCCGACTGTACGAGATGGATTTGCCCAGCTTCTCCGGGAGATTCATCTCGTCAAACCAAATGTTATCCTCACCCTGGGTGACGCCTCGACGTGGGCACTTACCGGAGCTCTCGGCGTCCTTAAGTGGCGTGGGAGTCAGCTACGCTGTGTGGTGCCTCGAGAGCTATATCCTCAAGGGATTCTCGGGCCAACCGAGTCTCCGTGGGTGGGCAAGCTCATCCCCACCTTACATCCTTCGGCTGTCTTCCGCGATTTCTCCCAACGACCCATTGTTATCGGAGATTTGAAGCGGGTAGCTCGAGAAGAGCATTCAACGGAGTACTCGAATGAACCGAAATGGAACTTCACAGTCCGGCCGAATTATCGCGCGTGTGCGGAGGCGATACAATCGCTGCTTGATCAAGCGGATGTGGCTAACAGTCCACTTTGGATCGACTTCGACCTTGAGACTCGCGCCGGCCACATCGCGTGTGCAGGGATATCGTGGTCGCTCACAGAAGCGATCTGCATTCCTTTCATGTGCGTCGAGTCGCGGGAAGGCTACTGGCTTCCAGAGGAAGAGGGTGCGCTCGTTCATCGGCTTTACCGACTTCTGACCCACCCCAAGGTAGCGGTGCGCGGCCAGAACCTCCTCTACGACGCACAGTACACCTATCGCCACTGGCACTTTGTCCCGAACGTAGCCCAGGACACGATGATAGCCCATCATTCGGTCTGGGCAGGCCTCCAGAAATCCCTCGCTTTCCAGGCGGCGATGTACTGTGACCACTACGTCTACTGGAAAGACGACGGCAAGACCTGGTCTGCCTCGATGTCAGAGGATCAGCTGTGGCGGTACAACTGCATCGACTGTGTGCGGACACGGGAGGTGGGCGAGGTATCCGCCAGGGTCATCGAGAAGCTCGGCATGGGCCACGTGAACGCCGAACTCCAGGCGATGTTCTGGCCAGTCCTCCAGTGTATGCAGCGCGGCATCGCAGTCGACAAAAAGGCCCGCAATGCCTTTGCGATGGAACTCCAGGAAGAGATGGCTGAACGCGAGGCGTTTTTCCGCCGGCTTCTCGGCCACCCGCTTAACCCCCGCTCGCCACTCCAGATGGCCAAGCTGTTCTACACAGACCTCGGCCAGCCTCCCATCTACTCCCGCCCGAAGAAGGGCGAGAAACCGAGTCTGACCTGCGATGACAAAGCCCTCACCAAAATCGGGAACCGAGAACCCCTCCTCCGTCCCCTCATCCGAGCCATTTCCGAGTACCGTTCCCTGGGAGTATTCCTTTCAACCTTCGTCCTCGCCCCACTCGACATCGACGGGCGCATGCGAACGTCTTATAACATCTGCGGTACGGAGACTTATCGCCTTTCGTCCTCTGAAAACGCGTTTGGGTCTGGTGCTAATCTGCAAAATATCCCTAAGGGTGGAGATAGCGCAGATTCCGACCTCGTCCTCCCCAACGTCCGAAAGATCTACGCCCCAGATCCCGGATACACCATCTTCGACACCGACCTCTCCAAAGCCGATCTCCGAATCGTAACCTGGGAATCGGACGAGCAGGAGATGAAGGCGATGCTCCGCGAGGGCCGGGACCCCTACATCGAGACCGCTCGGGAGTATTACCACGACCCTTCAATCACCAAGACGCGGGCTGACGGCTCCGAGCATCCGAAGTACAGAACCTTCAAGTCATTCGCCCACGGCACCCACTACCTGGGCACCCCGAACGGCCTGGCCGAGCGCCTGGGCCTGACCGTTTACGAAGCAACGAAAGCCCAGAAGTGGTACTTCGGCCGCTTCCCGCGCATCCAGTCCTGGCAGCGGGAGTTCTGCGATGCCCTCCGATCGCGCGGCTATGTCCAGAACATCTTCGGGTATCGTCGCTACTACACCGATCGGATCACCGACGACATCTGCCGGCAGGCCATCGCGTGGCTCCCGCAGTCCACCGTAGCGCTCTACATCAACAAGATCTGGAGGCGCATCTACGACGACTACCCGGACATCCAGATTCTCCTGCAAGTCCACGATTCGCTCGTAGGTCAATTTCCCACCGAAAGGAAAGCACAATGTCTGAGGGACCTGGCAACCGCATCGATAATTACGCTCCCCTACCCCGACCCGCTGGTGATCCCTGTCGGCGTCAAGACTTCGGAGAAGACCTGGGGAGATTGCTGAACAGCGCGGCTACCCCTGACAAGCCGCTCATCCAAAAGTTCATCGGCCGCCACCCCCTTGGGGTCTGGGCGAAATGGCGCTGCGGGGCGAGGAATGGGCACGGCGTCTGGGTGTTCAAGTACGGCGAGACCCCTGAAATCGCCTACCGGGCCTGGAAGAAAGAGCTCGCAGCTCTCGAGCAAATGGGCATGCGCTGGGAGATCTTCCCGTGACCCGTCTCCTCAAGGATTGGATTCCCTCCTTCATGGACTACACCACAGGGACGGAGGCCCCCCGCCTGATGCATTTCTGGGTCGGCGTCTCCGCCATCGCAGGGACGCTTCGCCGCCGGGTCTGGATCGACATGAAACGGTTCCAGTGGTTCCCGAACTTCTACATCATCCTCGTGGCGCCGCCAGGCATCATCTCCAAGACCACCACGATGGATATGTCGATGGATCTCCTCAAGCGAGTCCCAGGCATCAAGTTCGGCCCGGACATCGTGACCTGGCAGTCACTCGTGGAGAAGTTCGCCGATTGCACGGAGTCATTCCAGTACGGCGAGGACTGGTATCCGATGTCTCCGCTTACCCTGGCCTCAGGGGAGCTCGG